GCCTTGTACAAAGATAGATTTGAAAGGCTTTGGGTTGCAATTCCCTAGAGAATACATCCATGCTTGCATGGAGGCAATCTTAGAAGTCTACCCTTCTGAGGAAGGAAGGCAGTACCACGAGACATTCAAATCAATGTGTCGTAAATTAAGTGTGATGATGCCGGATGGGCACTTCATTACACCGAATCGAGGAGTAGGTCTTGGCTACTTCTCTAATTTAATGACTTTGGTAGTAGGATCACTACTATCAGAGTTTGATATTGTCAAGATGTTTAATGACGATATCTTAGCACCGAATCGTACTCAAGAAGAGGCGATTCGAAAACTTATCGAGTATGACTTTGTCATAAACGAAAAGAAGACAGGAAAACAGTACGAAAGAGCACCGTTTTTCGCTGGCGTCTGTATGGACGTCAAAGGCTCGGTCTTCAATTATGAAGTCCAAGGTGTTAAAGTGGCCATCTTCAAACAAAGATTCCACCATGAACGCAAATCTATTTTTGCGTCCTGTAAATGGGAGAGCATGTTTAAAGCATGCTATCACTACGAGAGGATCTTTGGATATGAGATCTTCAAGGGAGAAAGCCTCAAGCACCCAGAGATGCTTGGGCTAAACCCACTTGCGCAACGCGCACATGGGTTTGTAAAAGGTGGCCTCCTAAGAAAAATGAGGCAACCTAAGACCGAGGACGAACTTCAGCGTCGCATCTGGTCTATTACACACCCTTGGAAGGTATACAAACAAGGGAAATCTTTTGCTCAAGAACGTAAAAACAAAAGATATTTAAAAGACATAGTCTGGTATACAGAATATGACTCATACCTCAACCCTGAGGTTAAAGATAATCAGCTTGCCTCAGTAGGAAAGCCTGATTTCTGGCTTGGCAAATATTCTTTGCCAAAATGGGCTGATCTGCAACTTCTGATCAGTCAGCGCCAAACTGTTGGGAGAACGACCATGGGTCGTCACCCCAAACTTGCTGCATATCATATGCTCAAGTATAACCTTTCCAAGGATCCAATAAGGACCTGGATTGATGGCGGATATGAAGTTGTATCCGACTTTTATAGAACGCCCGGAGTAAGTGAACTCAATGCGTTAATCTACACTTCTTTAAAGAATGTAGAAAGATTATCCCTCACTTGTGTTTCAAAGAAGCAAGGGAAGGGTGCCATCAGCGTTTTGCTTGATGGTACCGGTCTTGAGTTCATGGAAAGACATGGACTCATGGAGAAGGCGGATGATTCCGACTTCTTCGTGTTCGAGAACGATATAGATGATATATCGGTCTATACTGAGGACTCGTCCCCAGTAGATATAGACAATGATACATATGATGTATCATGGTCGAGTGATTCGGAGGGCGATGATCCTTCCGAACCCAGAG